GGTCAGGAGTGGATGCTCACTTACGAGGTTGAGCTAGTCATGTCCTACAAGGCCACTTATGACGAGCCAGGCGAGGAAGTGTGGGCAGTGAACCTGGATGATATCGAGATTGATCGGGACGGTGCTGTGCAGCGTTGGATGCCTGATCAGCAGATGGAGAAGATCTGTCAGGATCACTTCAATAATCGTTACTAGGGGTTTGACTTTTTATTTGATAGGAGTAGAGTTATAAAAACGTGCCGGGCGGAGATTGGCAGTCTCCTAGCGAACCGGACTGAAACAACAGGAAAATACCCGTGTGTCGCATTCCGGCACAGACAGTATTCTCCTCAAAATAGGTTGCAAATGCAACACTTCTTGTTTCAGACCTCCGTCCGTTAAAGTACGCGCAGTGTCGTACAGCACAAAAAAGCATGTAATCGTGTTCTAACCTTTGAGGGCGGGACAAACAGCGTTATAGGCAACCATGTTCTTACATTGTCTGAACATTGGAGGGTGAGGTGTTACGAGCCTCGGCTAATGCCGCCAAAAATCGTTGCTGATGACCTGAACGCGATTTGACCAGTATTGGAATGTATTTCACTGAGGGTTGCCTAATAGCCCTCTAATGACCACTATTGTCCGGGGAAAGTATGGACATACAGCTAAACACTGCAGAACGTCAGTTGGCAATATTCCTTGCTACGTCAAGATACGAAAACGCCAGGAAAAAAAATAAGCCAAACAAAAGGATGGGGGATCAGCCCGACTGGATTACTGATTTAGACGGTATTGGTGGCGAGATTGTTGTTTGCAAATATATGAATTGCTATCCAGACACAGAGGTCGATTTAGAAGATCTTCCAGAATATGATTTGATTTCTCCGAAAGGTAGTCGTGTCGATGTTAAAACAACAAAGTACAAGAACGGGAAGCTGCTTGCTACGTTGAACAAGAAAGTAGACGCAGTGGATATCTATGTATTAGTGATTGGTCAATTCCCCGATTATAACTTAGCTGGATGGTGTTTTTCGCAAGAATTAATAAGAGACGAAAATATCATTGACCTAGGGCATGGCAAGGGATACGCACTTGACCAAGATAATCTTAGATCATTTGAAAAATAGGGAACAAGATGGATTTAAGACCGCACCAAACACGCGCAGTGGAAATGTTAAGGCAGAGCATCAAGGCAGGTAACAAAAGAGTGATGTTGGCCGCGCCATGCTCATTTGGCAAAACCATCACAGCCGCATCAATGCTCAAGAACGCAGCAGATCGAGGTAAGCGAGGAATCTTCATCTGTGATCGGGTCAAACTGATCACTCAATCTATTGAGCAATTTGACAAACACGGCATCGATTATGGAGTGCTACAAGGTAGGCACTTCCTTGAAGATCCAACAAAGAGTGTTCAGATTGCTAGCATTCAGACTCTGGCTAGGCGTAGAACAATTCCAGACTTTGACTTTGCGATTGTCGATGAGGCGCACACTCATTACGACTACACCACTAAGATGATGGAGGCTTTCAACAACGTCCCATTCATCGGCTTGAGTGCGACACCATTCTCAAAGGGACTGGGCAAGCATTACAATGACCTGATCGTCCCAATCACTGCTGAAGAGTTGCTTGATCAAGGCTACTTATGCCCTGTTGTGTATTACGGTGGTACAGAAGCCAATACCAAAGGCATCAAAATGAAGGCTCTTCCAACCGGAGGCTCTGACTTCAATCCAGATGCACTCGCTGAGTCTGTTGAGAACGATACAAAACTCACGGGTGACATTGTGAGCAACTGGGTGAAGCAAGCCTATGGCAGACAGACCATCGCGTTCAGTCCATCAATCAAGCATTCAAAGTACCTAGTTGAGAAGTTCCAAGAGATTGGTATATCAGCAGCCCACATCGATGGCTACATGGATCAAGAACTGCGCTTGGAGTTGTTTAAGGCACATGACGCTGGAGAGATCATGATCCTGTCATGCTCGCGGTTACTGAACACTGGTTATGACGCACCAAAGGTTAGCTGCCTAATTGACTGCTTCCCGACTAAATCACACATTGCCTATGTGCAAAGAGCCGGGCGTATCATGCGTACATCGGAAGGCAAAGAGAGCGCGATATACCTAGATCACTCAGGCAACGTGAGTCGGTTTGGATTCGCTGAAACTATCGTGCCAGACACACTGGATGATGGNGAGAAGCGTTATAACGAAGAACGCCAGGTGAAGAANAAGGATAAAAAACCAGTCAATTGTCCTGAGTGCAGTCGGAAGATGACGGGGATCAAGTGTGCATGCGGATTCCANTTCTCGACAACNAAGNAACTTGAGACTGACGGATCAGATCTGGTCAAGCTATCNAAGAAGGCGAACAAGGCGTATTCATCACAGCGTAAGGCTGAGTGGTTGGCTGAACTGAAATACTACGCCAAGACTCGCGGGTACAAAGAGGGCTGGGCTAATCACAAGTACAAGGCCAAGTTCGGTGTATGGCCTAACAAAGTATCCCAGACAAGGGTAGATGGAATGAGTGATGAGGTTCTTAATTTCATCAAGTCGCAGAACATCGCAAACCAGTATAGGCGTATGAAATCTGCTGCGTAAATGGTAAAATGTCAGCACAGAAAAGGAGGGTTGTCATGTCAAAAGTCAAGGTTGGTTCATTCGCCAATAACGCATCACAAGACCTTGCTGACGATATTCTTGATATCATTTATGAGACCAGTAACGAACGCCACATGAACCTGGTTGAGGTCATTGGTGTGCTAGAGCTAGTCAAGCTCCAAATGATTGAAGACATTAAAGAAGATATCCTCAGCCATGACTCTTAGTGACCCTATTGCTGCTATCAATGTAGCCAAGAAGATCGTTGATTCGGATTCCAGAAACTACAAGCGCAAGATGTATATCGCCAGAACAAAATACGGTTGGAAGGTATTAGCTCCAAAGTATAAGGCAGCGTATGGAGACAAGATTGTTGGAGAATATGGGAGTGTTCTGGTATAAGGCACACATGTAACGTGTCTTGGAGACAAAAATGCCTGTAGGCAGACCAACTAAGTACAGCGATGAAGTGATTGAGAAGGCAGAAGGCTATCTCAAGAACTACAGAGAGCTTGGCGACATGATCCCATCAGTGGTGGGGTTAGCAGATGAGCTATGCGTGACACAGAAGACTTTGTATAACTGGAGCGAAAAACATCCAAGATTTTTACATATGTTGGAGCGCATCAACGCAAGACAGCACCGTACATTGTTGTCAGGTGGCCTCTCAGGCGAGATGAATAGCAACATCACAAAGCTGGTTCTTGCCAAGCACGATTACTCGGACAAGCAAGCAGTCGATGCAACTAGCTCCGATGGATCTATGACTCCACAAGTAATCGAACGAGTGATCATCAAGCCAGATCATGGCAGCTAAACTCCAATTGAGGACTGCTGAGGTCTTTGAGCCACTACTCCATCCGGCTCGATACAAAGGCGCATGGGGAGGCCGAGGATCAGGCAAGAGTCATTTCTTTGCTGAACTTCTCATTGAAGACGCACTGATGATTCCAGGCATGCGAGCAGCATGTATCCGAGAGGTACAGAAGTCTCTCAAGCAATCATCCAAGCGTCTGATCGAAGACAAGCTCCAGGCTTACAACTTAGGTGAGCATGCAGGGTTCAAAGTCTATCGTGAGGTCATCGAGACACCTGGTGACGGGGTGATCATCTTCACTGGTATGCAGGACCACACGGCTGACTCTATCAAGTCACTGGAGGGCTTTGACAGAGCTTGGATTGAAGAGGCTCAATCATTGAGTCACAGATCGCTAGAGCTACTCACTCCGACAATGCGGAAAGAGGGATCAGAGATCTGGGCAAGCTGGAACCCTAACCGGCCAACAGACGCGATTGATCAACTGCTGCGTGGCGAGAACAAACCAACCGGCGCTGTCGTAGTCAATGCCAACTGGAAGAACAACCCGTGGATATCTAACGTCCTGCTGCAAGAGAAAGATGATTGCCTACGCATGACACCTGATCGTTATGCTCATGTATGGGAAGGCGAATACGCCACAGTGCTTGAGGGTGCGTACTACGCTCGACACCTCAACGAGGCTGCACTGGAGGGACGCATTGGATTCTTTGGCAAAGACCCACTGGTCAAGCTGCATGCGATCTGGGATATCGGTGGCACGAGCAAGAAGTCAGACGCGACTGCTGTCTGGATTGTCCAGTACATCGGTGAAGAGGTACGTCTGATAGACTATTACGAGGCTGTCGGTCAGCCGTTTGAGTCTCATGTGTCCTGGCTAAGGAATCGAGGCTACGAGGATGCACTCTGTGTACTACCTCATGACGGCAGGAAACACGACATGGTGTACAAGGTCACTCCAGAGAGTTACTTGCAAGATGCTGGATTCACTACCGAGTCTGTCCCAAACCAAGGCGCTGGCGCAGTGCTGTCCCGTATCGAGGCAGCAAGACGTATGTTTCCAAGCTGCCGGTTCCACGACGAGAACACCAAAGGCGGACGAGAAGCCCTTGGCTGGTATCATGAAAAACGAGACGAAGCTCGTGGGCTTGGCCTCGGACCAGAACACGACTGGGCATCACATGGTGCAGATGCATTTGGCCTTGTCGCAATCTACAAGCAGGGCATTACCCAAACAGACTCATGGGGTGATACAATACGCAGAAATCTCCAAGGTGTAGCTTGATGAAAACCCTGTTCGACATGATTGAACGATTGACCAAAGCTGGCTACCCAGAAGGCACTGCTAAGAAGATCGCATCAGGCGAGCTGCCAATGGATGAAGCTAGTCGAATGGCTAGGGCTAGAGAGCAAGGCTTTGATGTTGACACTCCCCTTTATAGGGGATCAACGGTCCCTGAAAGAGAGCTGAGAACGTCAACAGGTCACGAGCATTACATTGAAGGCATTTCAACAAGTCCTGACCCACAATATGCAGCAATGCATGGTAGCAATGTCATGAGGCTGTTAGGTCCAAAGGGTGGCCAGGAAGATTTTTTCCAGCTAATTCAGCGAATAGATAAAGACGATTCTCTAACGGATTCTGAAATTGCAAAGATTGCAAGATCTCAGGGAGTGAAGGCTAGTGTTTTGTATGACCCATTGGCTGGCGGGTCAGGGGTAGATATTAGGGTTCTTGATCCAAAGGATCTAAGATCAACAGAGGCCGCATTTGATCCTGAGAACATAGGCAAGCCAAGCATCATGGGCGGCGCAGCTAGTGTTGGCGTTGGCGGTTTACTCGGCGCTTTAGGTCTACCACAAGATGCTACCGCTGCTGACATCGTATTTGCAAAATCACCAGAGTTGTCTGAGCAAGGCGAGAAAGAGGTCAAGCAGTTGCTTCTTGATGCGCTCATGGGCTTCATGGCTCCATCAGAGCTTGGTGATGCTACAATGTACGGCAACGAATATGACCGGCCAAGGAAACGCTAATGGCTATATCAACATATAGTGAGCTGAAATCATCAATCGCTGACTTCTTAAACCGCAGCGATCTGACAGCAACAATTGATACGTTCATCGACTTGGCAGAGAGCCAGATGAATCGAGATATCCGTCATTGGGAGATGGAGAACCTGGTATCAGGTCAGCAGTCTCAGGGCGACAAGTACATGCAAGTACCAGCCGACTGGTTGGAGACGATCCGGTTCCAGGTCACGACTGGCAACATCAGTGTGCTTGAGCTGGCATCAATGGCATCTCTGGCAGACAAGCGCCAGAACAGCAACGATCAGACAGGAACACCACGATTCTACTC